GCCCGTAAATGTCCCTGTAGCTGATCGTTAGAGCCATGGGCCTGAGCCGTTCCCCAATTCCCTGGGCGCCTTGATTGACCAGATCTTCAGTAACCACAAACCTGGCAAGCTCAATTTCCCGATTTGCACCGAAGGCATGTCCCTTTTCTTCAGTCGCCGATCGCTCGATATCAACCACCTGGTCTCCGAATGCCTGTTTGATGCCCGATTGGACCTTTTCATACATATACCCGTCGATCTTCTCACCATTGAAGAACAATTCGACGCGATCGATGATGGCGGGCCCGAAGCCTTTGTTCGCCACTCTGATGCTACACCTACGGTTCTCGCCAGTCGGGTATTCACCCCACACAGAAAACGCCGGTATCACAGAGAGACCAGCGTGCTGTTGGGACTGTCTACCGGTCCAGACCGCGACACTGATAGCCGTCAGACTCACCCACATTTCTGCGGATAATTTTGCAATAAATGTTTCTGAAATAACCCATTCCAAGATGCTCAGAATCCACTCCATCCTTGTACTGCTCACCCTTAGAATTTTGTGAATGGTAGGCCAACAAATGGCACGCCTAGCCCTTAATCACAGCCCGTTCATCATGTCACTCATACCCCGGCAAAACCAGACCAGGAGGCGTCATGCCAGACCAATACCACCACGGCGTCCGGGTGCTTGAGGTTAACGAAGGCACCCGTACCATTCGCACTGTTTCCACCGCCGTTATCGGTTTGGTGGCGACAGCCCCTGATGCCCTGCCCGGCGTGGCGGCTGAAGCCGTTGTTCCGGCCATTGCTGCTAACGCGGATGTGCTGATCACCGCTGCGGCCGTCGGTACTGCCGGCAACCAGATCCGCGTTCAGTATGTGGATCCGGCGGCGAATTCCGAAGCGCTGGCCGTGAGCGTCAGTGGCAACGACATCACCGTCACCCTGGCCACCGATGCCACTGGTGAGATCACCAGCACCGCCAACCAGGTGGTTACCGCCATCAATGGCAGCGCCGAGGCCTCTGCACTGGTCACCGCGGCCAACGATGCCGGCAATGATGGCTCTGGCCTCGTCAAAGCCGTGGACTTCACCACCCTGGCCGGTGGCGAGAACGAGCCCTTCCCGCTGGATACCCCGGTTCTGGTCACCCGCATTGACGAGGCGATCGGCAACGCCGGCACCACCGGCACCCTGCCCAAGGCCCTGGACGCGATCGGCGACCAAACCTCACCGGTCATGGTGGTGATCCGTGTGGCAGAAGGCGCAGACGAAGCCGCCACCGAAGCCAATCTGATCGGTACCACCAATGCCCAGGGCAAGAAAACCGGCATGAAGGCCCTGCTGGCCGCTGAACAGAACCTGGGCGTGAAACCCCGCATCCTGGGTGTACCTGGTCTCGATACCGAGAACGTTACCGCCGAGCTGGTCACCATCGCCCAGAAGCTGAGGGCATTCGCCTACGCCTACGCGCACAACTGCCAGACCATCTCCGAGGCCATCCTCTACCGCAACGGCTTTGGTGCCCGGGAACTGATGCTGATCTGGCCAGACTTCACCGCGTTCAACGTCAACACCGCCACCGTGGAACAGGCCACCGCCGTAGCCCGTGCCATGGGCCTGCGCGCGAAGATCGACCAGCAAGTGGGCTGGCACAAGACGCTCTCCAACGTGGCGGTGAACGGCGTCACCGGCATCGACAAGGACGTCCACTGGGACCTGCAGGACCCGAACACCGATGCCGGCCTGCTCAACGCCAATGAAGTCACCACCCTGATCCAGCGGGACGGTTTCCGGTTCTGGGGCTCGCGCACCTGCAGCTCGGACCCGCTGTTCGCATTCGAGAACTACACCCGCACCGCCCAGATCCTCGCAGACACCATCGCCGAGGCGCACATGTGGGCCGTGGACAAGCCGCTGCATCCGTCACTGGCCAAAGACATCCTGGAAGGCATCAACGCCAAGTTCCGGGAGCTCAAGCTGCTGGGCCTGATCGTGGACGCCACCGCCTGGCTGGATCCGAACATTAACACCGAAGACACCCTGAAAGCCGGCAAGCTGTACATCGATTACGACTACACCCCGGTACCGCCGCTGGAGAATCTGCTGTTCCGTCAGCGGATCACCGACCAGTACCTGGCCGACTTCGCCGCCCGCGTGAACGCATAAGGAGCTGAACCATGGCACTTCCCAAGAAGCTGAAGCACTTCAACCTGTTCGGCAACGGCGATAACTGGCAGGGCCAGATCGCCTCCCTCACCCTGCCGCCCATGGTGCGCCAGATGGAGGAGTTCCGCGGCGGCGGCATGAATGCCCCGGTCGATGTCGACATGGGCATGGAGAAAATGGAGTTTCAGTGGACGCCGGCGGGCATCATTCCCGGCCTGTTCGATAACTTCGGCACCAGCCAGCTGGACAGCGACCTGCTGCGCTTTTCGGGCAGCTACCAGCGCGATGACACCGGCGAAACCCTGCCCGTGGAAGTCGTGGTTCGTGGCCGTCACCGCGAAATCGCCATGGGCGACGCGGAAGCCGGCAGCGACAACACCCTGTCTGTCACCACTACCCTCAGCTACTACAAGCTCACCATCGGCGGTGAGGAAGTGGTGGAGATTGACGTGCCCGGCATGGTGGAACGCATTCGCGGCCAGGATCGCCTGGCCGAGCACCGCCGCAACATTGGCCTGTAAGGAATTCTGACCCATGAGCAAACCCGTAACCACAACCGTCGAGCTGGACACACCGATCAAGCGCACGCAGGAGGAAGTGGCAAAGCTCACCCTGCGCAAACCCATGTCTGGCGAACTGCGAGGCCTCTCCCTGGCTGATCTGATCAACATGGACGTGGACAGCATCACCAAGGTAATGCCCCGAATCAGCAACCCCGCCCTGACCGAGCAGGAAGTGCGTGAAATGGACCCGGCCGATCTGTCCGCCTGCGGTACCGAGATCGCGGGTTTTTTGCTACCGAAGCGGCTGAAGGGGTAATCCCACGCCGCGTTGACGATGCCATGGCTGACATCGCCGCCATCTTCCACTGGCGGCCATCGGACATGGCCGACATGCCCCTTTCCGAACTCATGGAGTGGCGGGAACACGCCCGCAAGCGAAGCCAGCCGGAGGAATGATGTCCAAGAACCTCGACCTGAAGGTTGTTCTTGCCGCTCGAGAGAAAATCACCGGCCCCCTCAAGAAGGTCAACGCCACCACCACCGGCACCGCCCGGGCTCTGAAAAAGGCCCAGGCGGAAACTAAGAAGCTGCAATCCTCCCAGCGCGACATCTCCTCGTTCAAGCGCCTCGACGGAGCCCTGGCAAAGAACGCCCAGGCCCTGAACGAATCTCAGGAGCGCGTGCGCCGGCTGGGCCATGAGCTCAAAACCACCGCCAAACCCACGGCCAAGCTCAGGGCTGAATACAACCGGGCGCGAAAGGACGTCGACGCATTCACGCAAAAAGGCCAGGACCAGAGGAAAGAGCTGGGCAGGATGCGAAAGCGCTTGAGCGATGCCGGCGTGGACGTACGCAACCTCTCCTCCGAGGAGAAGCGACTGGCCGATCAGATGGCCGCCACCAACACCCGGATCCAACGCCAGAAGAAATACCTGGCCCAACTCGGAAAGGCGGACGTTTCCGGCAAGTTCAACAACATGACCGGCGAAGTCGGCCGATTCGGCAGGCGCACCGCCCTTGTGGGCGCCGGTGCAGCGGCCGGGATCTTCGGCGTGGCCAATTCCACCGCCACCCTCGGCGACCAGGTGGCAAAGACCGGCGACAAGATTGGCATCGCCCTTGGCCCCTTCCAGGAGCTGCGCTACGCAGCGGAGCGCTCTGGCGTATCCACGGAGAAATTCGACTCCAGCCTGGAACGGTTCGTAAAGCGCATGGGCGAAGCCACCCAGGGAACCGGCGCTGCCCGCAAGGCTTACGATGAATTGGGCCTGTCAGCCGATGATCTCTCTAAACTGACACCGGAACAGAGCCTGGAAGTGGTGGCAGACCGGCTTTCCTCCGTGGAAAACCAGTCCCAGCGCGTGGCGATCGCCGCCCAGCTGTTCGGGCGCGAGGGCGTGGCCATGGTCAACATGATGAAGGACGGCAGTGCCGGCCTCCAGGCGTTGAGAAAAGATGCCCGGGCAACAGGCTATGTTCTCAGTGAACAGGCGGCCCGCGATGCGGAAACGTTCAAGGATGCCATGCTGGACGCTCAGCTGGGCATGGCGGGCATGAAGAACACCATCGGCGCCGAGCTCATGCCGGCGGTCACCGAGCTGATGGGCGATCTGTCAGGCTGGATGCGGGAGAACCGCGACGAGGTGAAGGCCTTCGCGAAAGAGTTTGGCACCAAACTGAAAGCCTCGTTGCCGATTCTCCGAGACCTCGCAGTTGGCGCCGCTTCCACGGCCAAGACTCTGGGCATGATCACCAGCAACCTGGCTTCGATGGTCGGCGGGTTCGATAACCTGGGCATGATCCTGGCATTCGTGTTCGCGCTGAAGCCGGTGATGGCCATCCTGGCGTTTGGCAAAGCCATTTTCGCCGCCACCAGCGCCGTGGTCGGTCTGGCCGGTGGCTTGCCGGCCATTGCAGCAGGTATAAAAGGAATTGGCGTGGCCTTTGCCGCCAACCCCATCGGCCTGATCATTACAGGTATAGCGGCCGCGATCGGCGGTGCAGTCTATCTCATCTACAAGAACTGGGACGGTATATCCAGTTGGTTTGGCGACCGCTGGAACGATATTAAAAACGCGTTCAGTGGCGGCCTCACAGGAGTAGGAAAGCTGATCCTCAACTGGTCGCCATATGGGCTGTTCGTCAAGGCCTTCAGCAAAGTAATGAGCTGGTTCGGCCTCGAACTACCCAGCACGTTCACCGGCTTCGGGAAGATGATCATCGACGGCCTGTTAAGCGGGTTCGACCTCAACCTGGACAAGCTAAAGGAAAAGGTTATTGGCGCTGGCAAGGCCGTTGCCGGCTGGTTTAAAGACGTTCTGGGCATCAAGTCACCGTCACGCGTGTTCATGAGCGCTGGTCAAGACACCCTCGAAGGCTATCGCCAGGGCATCAAGAAACAGGAGCCGGAAGCCCTGAAACAGGTGAGCGGGTTCAGCAAGCGTGTGCGCCGCGTAGGGGCCGGCATCGCCATCGGTGCGTCCACCCTGCCCGCCGCTGCTGGCGAGATCGAGTACGATAGCCGCCCGTCGATAGCGTCAGCCTCATCAGCGGCCAGCTCAACAGCGGGCGACACCATTCACATCAACTTCTACGGCAGCCAGGGGCAAAGCGCTCAGGAAATCGCAGCGGAGATAAATCGTGTACTCGAGGAACGCGATCGCCGCAAAGCCACCCGGGCCCGCAGCGCCCTGTACGATCGGGAGTAATCGACATGATGATGACACTGGGCATGTTCGTGTTCGAAGTGAAGTCCCTGCCCTACCAGCAGCTGCAGCGCTCAACTCAATGGCGCCACCCGGGACAGAGCCGCATCGGCCAGCGCCCGGCGTACCAGTACCTGGGCCCGGGAGACGACACCATCACGCTCACCGGCAGCCTGCTACCGGAAATCACCGGCGGGAGAATGACCTTGGACGACGTGCGCATCATGGCCGATGAAGGCAAGGCCTGGCCACTGATCGAAGGCTCCGGCCGTGTCTATGGCTTCTGGAGCATCACCGGCGTAGAGGAGACCAGCACCGCCTTCTTTGCCGATGGTGTGCCCCGTAAGATCGATTTCACCATCAACCTGGTGCGGGTGGATGATGACGACTTTCAGGCTTTCCGAGATCAGGCCGCCACCAGCCGGGATGCCGCCATTGGCCTGGGGCTTTACCAACCCCGACGCAATGAAGGGGTAGCCTGATGCAGCACAGAGCGCCCGACTACCGGCTGATTGTGGACGGCCGGAACATCACCCCAAAGCTCAACGGCCGGCTGATCGACCTCACCCTGGACGAAACCCCGGGCGACGAGGCAGACACGCTCTCTATCACCCTCAGCGACCACGACGGTGCCCTGGCCATTCCGCCCAAGGGCGCGGAGCTGGACCTGGCCATTGGCTGGAAGGGCCAGCCGCTCTTTGAGAAAGGGCTGTTCATCGTTGACGAAGCCAGCTACAGCTGGGCACCCAATGTCTTGAACATCACCGCCCGCAGCGCCGACATGCGAAATGGCCTACCCACACGCCGAACCCGAAGCTGGGACCAGGTGACCCTCGGCGATATCGTCGGCACCATTGCCTCACAGAACAGCCTGGATGCCGTGGTCAGCCCGGAGCTCGCCAGCGAGATGGTCACTCACCTTGATCAGACCGATGAGTCAGACCTGAACCTGCTCACGCGCCTGGGCGAACGGCACGGAGCGATCGCCACAGTTAAAGCCGGGCGTTTGCTGTTCACGCCTCGAGGAACCGCCACCACCGCCAATGGAAATGCCCTGCCGGAGGTGGTGATAAGCCCGCAGACAGGCGACAGCGGCACCTACCGGGAGACAGACCGGGACGGGTACACCGGAGTGGTGGCGTTCTGGAACAACGTCGACGACGGAAAGCAGGAGCAGGTTCTGGTCGGTACCAATGATCGAGTCAAGCGATTGCGCGGCACCTACGCCAACCAGAATGAGGCCAATGCTGCCGCCAAGGCTGAACTGGCGCGCCTGAGCCGTGGGGAAGCGGA